GTCAGAATCACGAAGACAGACTTCTAGTAATAGAAAGAGACTTTGTGCCAAGTTGCGTTGTAACAATCTGGCAACAAAATCCGTTCCTAAACGGATGGAGTACCACCTCGCCCTTCAAGGCAAAGAGTACTCCCTTAGGGACAGTGTGTCCCATTGCTTCTCCTTAATCAGAAAAGCAGTGGGGTGGGCCGCCTTAGAGGTTAATACCTTCAAGACGGATACACATTGTCTGGCCTCGTACAAATCATGGATGACGTTCTATCAAACATGGTTTGCGACTCAACAACAGCCGAGTCCGAGACCACGCGTGCGGAAATTGCTCACCACACGCGCCTCGATCGAGCTGAACGCCAAATTATCAACTTGGTGTTCAGGGAGGACAAAGAAGCGAAAGACCCACGGTGTTCGGAGTCTTGATGCCATTATTTCATCGATGGCACAAGCAAAACGGGCATTTGCCCCGTTGGGACCTGAATTCATTCAGGCCTCTCTGGAGAAACACTCTATCTTGCTTTCTTCTGTCGCTTCTACCGATAGCGGACTGAAGGAGGAGATCCAAGATTACATCAAGGATCTCTTCCCTCAAAACTGGGCCCAAAGGTGGAATGATCAGGAAACCCTCGAGAGAGGACTTACCAATCGTTCAATTTCCAATGGACTTACAGTCCGCTATCCGGACCCGCGAGAGGACTACATTCCAAGTAGTACTCTGGTGAAAACAGGTCCGGGTAAAGCCCATGTCATCGGGCGATACCATGATAGGTACGCAGAGTGGTACCGAGACTGTGATGATTTCAATGTAAAAGCAGTCGGTGTGCAAGACGCTGGTAAGATCCGCGTCATAACGAAAAGTATTAAGGAGTTGAAGGTTTTGCAACCCCTTCAATACGCTTTGCACACTCACCTCAAGAGCCACTTCCCTTTGATGGGCAGGACACTTGAATTGGCCGACCTTCAGGAAGTAGTTGATGATATGAGACCGGATGAAGAACCGGTCTCTGTCGACTATGAAGGCGCGACTGACAGTCTCCACGGAGACTTTCAGAAGGAACTCATCGAAATTAGGGGTCCGGAAGCTTACGAATTCGTTGCTCTTGAATGGCAGGCGGTATAGGTCTTGCCCGCTGACGAAGCGGCGACCATATTCCTCAGTTTCCACCCACCTCCGTCGAAAAATGGGAGGTTTGAAGAGCCGTTCGGTAACGTCCGGTAAGAGTGCATGGTCACAATTCGCTTTCCG